GCTCTGAATTATATACCCCATTTCAATCAGTAGGTGCAAGAGGTGTAAACAACTTAGCATCCAAACTCTTATTATTATTATTACCCCCCAATTCACCATTCTTTAGATTAACCATAACTGGAGACTCTAAACAAGATTTAGAACAAAACCCTGAATTAAAATCCGAAGTAGAAAAATCGCTAGCCAAAATTGAGAGAGCAGTACACGCTAAGATTGAACAGTTAGCATTAAGAGTATCTGTATTTGAAGCATTAAAACATCTAATAGTATCTGGTAATGTCTTAACATACCTACCTAAAAAAGGAACTATGCGTGTCTATGGTATTACTCAATATGTTTGTAGAAGAGATGAAGAGGGTAATTTATTAGAATTTATTATTAAAGAAACTGTTAGCCCAGCTAATTTAACTGACGAGTCGCGGGCCTTAGTAGGGCGTTCACCTGATTATAAATCAGATGAAGACTGTGAGTTATATACACATGTTTATAGAATAAAACCAGACAGATATTATATTTGTCAAGAAATACATGGTATTAAACTACCAGAATCTATTGGTACTTTTACATCTGATAATATGCCATACCAAGCATTGAGAATGGTGCGTGTGGATGGTGAGAATTATGGGCGTGGGTATGTTGAAGAATTTTTAGGTGATTTAAAATCATTAGAAGGACTGTCTAAATCATTAGTAGAATCAGCCGCCGCAGCCAGTAAGCTAGTCTTTATGGTTAGACCTAATTCAGTTACACGCAAGAAGGATTTAGCGATGACTAGAAATGGTGATATTATCACTGGCCAAAGAGATGACGTAACTGTGTTACAGTCTGAGAAGCAGTACGATTTACAAATTGTAGAAAAAGCTATTGGGCGATTAGAAGAACGTATGTCTTATGCATTCTTATTACATACCGCAATACAAAGAGATGCCGAGCGTGTGACAGCACAAGAGATTAGGTATATGGCGGAACAATTAGAAACTAGCATGGGTGGTGTTTATTCATTACTATCACAAGAGTTTCAATTACCGTTAGTACAAGTATTAATGAAGCGTATGGGACAGAATAAAGAAATACCATCACTTCCAAAGAAATCTGTCACACCAGTTATTGTTACTGGTATTGAAGCGTTAGGTCGCGGGAATGACTTACAGAAATTAAGAGAGTTTATTGCTGAGATTGCTCAACTTGCTCAAATTAATCCACAAATAGCTGGTATGTTAAATCCAAGTGATTTACTTACAAGGATTGCTACTAGCTTAGGTATTGATACTGAAGGATTAGTTAAGAGTGCAGAGGAATTACAACAAGAACAGGAAGAACAACAACAAGCAGCACAGAGTGACCAGATGATGCAAATGGCTGAGAAAGCTGTTGCACCAGCTGTGTCTAATATGACTAAACCAAGATAGGAAGGATAAATGGTAGAACAAGTAGAAGTAAAAACAGCCGAAACAACGGCGGAAGAGCCAGAAGCTAAACCAGTATTAAAAGAAGATAGACCGTCAGGTTTACCTGAAAAATTTGAGTCGGTTGAAGCAATGGCAAAGTCTTATTCTGAATTAGAAACCAAATTAGGACAAAAACCAGAAGCATCCACAGAAGAAGCTAAACCTGAAGCTAAAGGTGATTTAGCAATAGCTGAAAAAGCTGTTGAATCAGCTGGGCTAGATATGGAATCTCTTAATACAGAGTATGCCACTGAAGGTAAATTAGGTGAAGAATCTTATGAAAAGCTAGAGAACGCTGGTATATCTAAAGAAGTAGTGGACCAGTTTATTGCTGGACAACAAGCTATTGCCGATAAAACCGCCGGAGAAATTAGAAGTTTAGTAGGTGGTGATGATGAATATGGGATGTTAATGACATGGGCTAAAGATAATTTATCTGAAGCTGAAGTAACCGCATATAATAATGCTGTTAATAGTAAAGATATTGAGACTGTTAAATTAGCAGTCACTGGATTAAGCTCACGTTATCAAGCAGCTGAAGGTAAAGAACCTTCATTAGTTAAAGGGACAGCAAATGCTACAGGCGACAGTGGTTATACATCATGGGCTCAGGTTACGAAAGCTATGGCCGATGAAAGATACTCAAAAGACCCAGCATATCAAGCTGAAGTAAAAACTAAAATAGCTAATAGTAATTTATGAAAAAGAAAAAGAAGTATCCACCAAAAAAGAAGTATTGATGGCTGTGCTACCTTAAATAGGTGGCAGCCGCTTACACAGTAAAACTTGACCTCTTGCGGGAGACAATCTTGCTGGCACTTGTGAAAGCTTTTTAACTTTACATAGGAGACAATAAGATGGCAGCATCTACACCGGTTTCCGTCGGTAAAGTGAATCAAGCTGGCTCAGAAGACGCTCTGTTTCTGAAAGTTTTTGCGGGAGAAGTTTTAACAACTTTCGAAAGAACATCAGTAACAACAGGACAAGAGTTAGTGAGAAGCATCTCATCTGGTAAATCAGCTACCTTCCCAGTAATGGGTAGGGTTGCAGCAGCTTACCATACACCGGGTGCCGAAATCACAGGTAACGACGTAAACCACAACGAAAGAGTCATTACTATTAATGACTTATTAGTATCAAGTGTGTTCCTTAGCAACATTGAAGAAGCTAAGAACCACTGGGATGTAAGAAGTGCTTATTCTACAGAAATTGGAAGAGCTTTGGCTTTCCAAAAAGATAAGCATGTACTACAAACTATTGGTCTAGCATCATTGGCATCAGCTAACGTTGATGACACTGGTCATGGAGCTGGAACAACTTTAACTAACACAGACATTGCACATGCTACCGATGCAACCGCAGCTAATGCGTTCATTGATTCATTGTTTGATGCAGCAAAGAGTTTGGACAACAACTACGTACCTTCTGAAGGTCGTGTTTGTTTCTTAGACCCTGAGATGTATTACAAACTAGCTAATGCAACCAATGCAATTAACGTTGACTTTAGTGGTCAAGGTTCTATTGCAGAAGGCACAGTACGTAAAATAGCGGGTATTGAATTAAGACCATGCCCTCATTTTATAAAGACAAACATTAACTCAGCACCGGGACAAGGTTCAGCTACACAAGGTGGTTCAGCACCACAAGCTGTAAACTTGACCAACTATGAGGGACTTGTATGTCACCCAAGTGCTGTGGGTACAGTGAAATTAATGGACCTAGCGGTTGAGTCAGAATATGACATCAGACGTCAAGGCACATTAATGGTCGCAAAATACGCGATGGGTCATGGATACCTTCGCCCAGAAGCGGCTGTAGGAATTAAAGAAGCGTAAGTAATTACCTTCATTAATCTTATGATTGAGAGCATCTTAACGGGTGCTCTCTTTCTTTTTAAGGACTATTATGACAACTCAAATAACCCCAACTACTGAACTACAAGCAGTAAACACTATGCTTTCCGCTATCGGAGAAGCACCAGTAAACTCTATCAGTGGTACTAATAATGTAGATGTATCTGTCGCTAAAAATATTCTTGATGAAACCAGCTTATCTATTCAAAGTGAGGGCTGGAATTTCAATACTGAATATAATGTGACTTATACAAAAGATACCGACAATAAAATACCCCTTCCTTCAAACGCTGTGCAAGCAGATTCCAATTCACAATATCGAGATAGGAATGTAGTTATCCGTAATGGATATTTATATGACTTAGATAATCATTCCGATGTATTCACATCTAGTGTTGTTACCCCTACTGTAGATGTAGTGTTAATACAACAATTTGAACATCTTCCTGAATATGCAAGACGCTATATAGCTGTTAAAGCCGCTAGACGTTTTGCAGCAAGATTCATTGGAGATTCTGGTTTAGCTGAATTGATGCAAGTAGATGAACAGGAAGCTTATAATAATTTTAAACAATCAGATAGCCGTAGTGAAGATAATAATATCTTAGATGGTGATTCTGATACATATTCTATTATCAATAGGCCACGTAGAAGGTCGTATTAATGGCTGTTGTATCTCAGTCTATCCCCAATTTTCTGAATGGTATAAGTCAGCAAACCCCTACTCAACGTGGTATCAATCAAGGTACTGAACAAATTAATTTACAAAATGATATAGTAAACGGATTAAGCAAAAGGCCCCCTTTAGAATACATAGCTACTTTAGATGGAACTAATGTGTATCCTAATAAGTCTAAAATATGGAACATACAGCGTGATGAAAATAATAAATATATTTGTGTACTTTATAACGGTGGAATAAAAGTATTTGATTTAGCGGGTGTTGAAAAGACAGTTAGTTTTCCGGACGGTACTTCTTATCTAGTTTCCACAAACCCTAAAGAAGATTTTAAATTAGTTAATATAGCTGATTATACTTTTATAGCTAACAAATCTATAGTACCGGAAGACCACGCCAGCTCATCAGCAGCGAAAGTAGAAGAATTTTATATTAACTTTTTAGTTACAAATTTTGGTAGAGAATATCAAATTAAATTAACACACCCGGATTTAGCTTATGGAATTAATGCTGTACTACAAATGCCTGACGGTAGCGACGCTGACAATGATACAGATTTTAGAGATACTGGGAAATTAATAGATATATTTCTTAAAGGAACATCAAGTGCATATTGGAATGCATCTTCAAGTATGGTCTTTAATTTAAACAGGGCTGATACAGGAGCATCTTTAAGTACATCACAAGGGCTGGGGACTTACTCAGCAGTTACAGCAGAGTTTACTTTCACACAATATAACTCATCTTTATATTGTGCTGTTGTTGATGGTAATGCCGCATACACTGTAAGCACGGTGGATGGTGGTGGTAACAATGAGATGTATTCTATAAGAGATGAGATAGCAGATTTTACTAAGCTACCATATTTTGGTAAAACAGGAACAAAGATTAAAGTAACTGGTAAAGTAGATGATACCGCTTCAGATTACTGGGTTGAATACTCTGGTAATGGCGTGTGGACTGAGTGTATAGCACCATCTACTAACAGAGGGTTGGATGATACAAAAATGCCACATGCTTTAATTAATAATAATGATGGCACATTTACATTTAGACAACAAACTTATGTAGAAAGAGGGGCTGGAGATGAAGACACTAACCCTGACCCCACATTTGTAGATAGGGCTATACAGAATTTAACTTTTTATAAAAATAGATTAGGAATATTGTCTGGAGAAAACT